GTCGTGATTATGGTAAGCCTCGTGCTGAGCGTGAAGCCGCAGCCGCTGTTCGGCAGTTGCCGACGCCTCGGTCACAGCGCATGTTCCAGTCTCGTAGGCGGACTCCGTATCAAGCTGCTGCGGTGGCGGGCAACCCCGGTTATGCGAAGGGCGGCTCTGTCAGTTCGGCGTCGAGTCGTGCAGACGGGATCGCTAAACGTGGTAAGACCAAGGGACGTGTACTGTGATGGCGTCGAGGGGAATGGGCATCATCTCCCCTCGCAAGATGCCCAAGCGCAAGCATCGTAAAGACGGTGATGAATTCAACATGTACGCAGAGGGTGGCCCTGTTGGTCTCTACGCCAACATCCATGCTAAGCGTAACCGAATCAAAGCCGGTTCCGGGGAAAAGATGCGTAAACCGGGTAGTCCCGGCGCTCCTACTGCCAAAGCATTCCGAGAGTCTGCTAAGACGGCAAAGAGGTAATCTGTAATGGCTACCACTGGTGTTGCCGATTTTAATCTCGACTTCAACGAGATTGCAGAAGACGCGTGGGAACGTGCGGGCCGCGAGATGCGGTCTGGCTATGACCTGCGTACGGCTCGCCGGTCGATGAATCTGTTGACGATCGAGTTTGCCAATCGTGGCATCAACATGTGGACGATCGAGCCGGGGACGATTAACTTGACCCCCGGTGTTTCTACATATCCGCTGCCCGCAGATACGATTGATATTCTTGAACACACGATTCGTACCGGTGCGGGCAACCCCACTACGCAGTCTGATCTAACAATTTCTCGTATCAGTGTTTCTACCTATTCAGCCATCCCTGCGAAATTAGCACAGGGGCGGCCTATCCAGATTTTTGTGCGTCGTCTTCGTGATGCCCCTGAAATCGTTCTTTGGCCTGTACCGGACTCGTCTACTCCATATGTTCTCGCATATTACCGCTTACGTCGTATTCAGAATGCAGGGTCTGGGGCTTATACACAGGATGCTCCATTCCGGTTCTTACCCGCAATTGTTGCAGGGCTTGCGTACCACATTGCAATGAAAGTGCCCGAGCTTGCCGAGCGCGTTCCGATGCTGAAAGAGGCGTATGACGAGCAGTTCAACTTGGCTGCTGGGGAAGACCGCGAGAAAGCGTCTGTCCGGTTTGTCCCGCGTATGTATGGGATCCGGTCATGAGCAGCAAGTTTGCGTCCAGTAAACGGGCGATTGCGGAGTGTGATATTTGTGGGTTTCGGTATAAACTGAAGCAGTTGAAAGAACTGATTGTTAAAGATACCCCGACGCAGATTCTGGCGTGTATGGAGTGCTGGAATCCGAGTCATCCGCAGTTGAAGCTTGGTACGTTCCCGGTTGAGGATCCGCAGGCAATTCGCAATCCTCGTCCTGACTTTACTGGTTATCCGCAGAGTCGAGCACAGGTCAGACCGCTATTTGGCTTTGCAACCGTCCCGCGTCTCGGGGTCATCAACGTCTATACTCCTTAGAGGTCACCATGAAAGATATGTCTGCCAAAACAGCGGTTCACAAACATGAGAAAGCAATGCACCCCGGCAAGCCGATGACCAAGCTTGCTAAAGGCGGTGTCACGAGCGCTAACATGAAGAAGTACGGTCGCAACCTTGCCCGTGCTATGAACCAGAAAAAGTCCTCCTTTACGTACAAGAAAGGGGCTTGAGATGGCAACGAAGAAAGAATCGTGGAAGTCCAGTACGCCTGTGACTATCCAGAATCTTGATACGCTGCTTGCCGCTAAGGAACCCAACCCGACCAAGACAAGCGGGATCAAGGTTCGTGGCGGTAAAGCACAGACTAAGGGCAAGATGGCCCGTGGACCGATGGCGTAAGCTATGAACTACGTAGAGCTTTGTGCAAACATTCAGGAAGTCTGTGAGACGACATTTACACCGTCTCAGCTTGCTATGTTCACGAAGCAAGCTGAACAGAAGATCTATAACACTGTCCAGCTTCCCGTTTTACGTCAGACCGCTACTTTGACGTTTACGCCGGGTAACCCTCTACTGACTCTGCCGCTAGATTTTCTCTACGCGTTTTCGTTCGCTGTTAACACAGGTACGGGCAGCTTTGAGTTTTTGTTGAACAAAGATACGGACTTCATGCGGGAAGCGTATCCCTCTGCTTCAACGACCGGGGTGCCGCAATACTACGCGTTTCAAGATGAAATCACGGTTTTCGTCGCCCCCACCCCGAACATCGCCTATACGTCTACTTTAACCTATGCTGCGTATCCTCTTTCGATCTCTGATCCGTTGAGTGGTGGTACCACGTGGCTTGGAGAGGAGTTCGACTCCGCGCTATTGAACGGGGCGTTAGTTGAAGCGATCCGGTTCATGAAAGGCGAAGCGGACCTTGTGGCGATGTATCAGCAGTTGTATGTACAAGCTGTTGGGCTGATCAAAGTGCTGGGTGACGGCAAGCTGCGTCAGGATACGTACCGTTCTGGTCAAGTTCGGATGAAGGTCAGCTAATGGCTATCACGACTGGGTTGTGCTTTAGTTTCAAGAAAGAACTGTTTGAAGCTATCCACGACTTCAATACAGACACATTCAAGGCTGCGCTATACACAAGCGCGGCTAATATTGGCCCGAATACGGCGGTATATACCACTGCTGGCGAGCTTCCTGCTGGTGGGGGCTACTCGACGGGTGGGCTTACGTTAACTGGGGCGACGGTTAGTTTATCTAACGGCACCGCATTTGTTGACTTTGCGAATGCGGTGTGGGTGTCCACTAATTTCACTACTGCTGGTGTCTTAGTTTATAACTCCTCGAAAGCCAACCGGGCGGTGTTTGTTTACAACTTTGGTTCCACTACTACCTCCGCTGGTAATTTTGTTCTCCAGTTCCCGGAAAATAATTCTAGCCAAGCAATCATCAGGATTTAATCATGCCCAGTTCATACTCCCCGAACCTTAAGATTGAGCTTATCGGTGTCGGTGAGCAGACTGACGCTTGGGGTTCGACGACCAACGACAACTTCGAGAACGTCCTTGAGGAAGCTATCACTGGGATGGCGACCGCTGCGTTCCCGTCAGACGCGGACTACGACTGGGCTACAGGGTATGTGGACTCCGTTGGTTCACAAGCCCAACGTAATCTAGTCATTGAAGTTACTGGTGCAATTTCGGTAACACGTAACTTCATTGTCCCGACTATTGAGAAACAGTACCTCGTTCATAACAATACGACTGGTGGGCAGTCGATTGTTGTAAAGACCTTAGCAGGTACTGGTATCACTGTTCCAAATGGGCAGCGAGCGCATCTGTTTGTTAATGGGGCTAGCGTTATCGCAGTAGTTAATTACTTCCCGACCCTGCGTGCCGGGGCTGCTACGCTTGATACTGCGCTACCTGTCGCAAGTGGGGGTACTGGACAGACTAGCCTGACGAGTGTGACTGTCGGGGCGGCAACAAATATAGCAGGCGGCGCTGCCAATCGTATTCCGTATAACACTGGTGCGGGGGCTACATCGTTTATTACGGCACCTACTGTAGCCAGCACTGTTCTTCAGTGGGATGGGACTGCGTTTGTTTGGGCGACAGTAACAAGCGGGGTATCTTCTTTTTCTGCGGGTACGACTGGTCTTACTCCAAACACTCCCACAACTGGGGCCATAGTTCTTGCGGGTACTTTAGCTGTTGCTAATGGAGGTACGGGGGCGACAACTGCTACTAACGCCAGAAGTAATCTTGGCTTAGTGATCGGTACCGACATCCCCTCACCAACAGGTACTGGGGCTAGTGGGACTTGGAATATTAGTATTTCTGGCAACGCGGCAACTGCTACTACCGCTACTACCGCTACTACCGCTACTACCGCTACTACCGCTACTACCGCGACTACCGCTACTTCTGCCACTAACGTAGCAGGTGGTACCGCCAATCAAATCGTCTACAACACGGGCGCTGGCGCTACTTCTTTTGTCACTGCCCCCACGGTAGCTAGCACTTATCTCCAGTGGACTGGATCTGCTTTTTCATGGGCAACAGTAACAAGTGGGGTAACTTCTTTTTCTGCGGGTACTACCGGACTTACTCCAAACTCGGCTACTACTGGCGCGGTGACGCTCGCGGGGACTTTAGCTGTTGCTAATGGTGGTACGGGGCAAACTAGCCTCGCCAGCGTGTCTGTTGGGTCGGCAACTACTGCTACTAATGTAGCAGGTGGTGGGGCCAATCGTATCCCCTACAATACTGGCGCTGGTACCACATCGTTTGTTACTGCGCCGACGGTAGCTAGTACCTACTTGCAGTGGGATGGGACCGCGTTTGCGTGGGCGTCAGTTACAGGTGGGGTTAGTTCATTTTCTGCGGGTACGACTGGACTTACCCCCTCGACTTCTACTACCGGTGCGGTTACCCTCGCAGGTACTTTAGGTACCGCTAATGGGGGTAGCGGACAAACCAATTTAACTTACCCAACAGGCCCAGTAACTTTAGTTGGTACTAGTTCAACACAAACGCTAACTAATAAAACTATCGAAAAACGCATTTTTAGCACGACCTCATATGCAAGCCCTCTCGCTTGGAACAGTAATAGTTATGATATATATGTCGCCACAAATCAGTCTAACAACTTAACTATTAACGCTGATGCTGGTTCGCCCACAAATGGGCAAACAATGATATTTCGTTTTACTCTAAGTGGAAGTGCGTACACCTTAACATGGTCAACAGGGGTTTCTAAGGGATTTAGAGCAATTGGGGTAACTCTACCCACAAATCCTTCCCCAACTAAAACCGTTTATGTAGGATGTATATTCAATAGTCTTGCAGACCGTTGGGATGTCTTAGCTGTATCGCAAGAGGTTTAAATGGCTATTTACTGGTGGGTCGGTGGATCTGGCACTTGGGATGCTACTTCTACCGCTAATTGGTCAGCTACCCCCGGGGGAAGCCCCGGCGCGGGGCCTCCTACAAGTGCTGATGATGTGTATTTTGATTCGTTTAGCGGTTCTGGGACGGTTGTAGTAGGGGGCGGGACTTTAGCCACTAGCCCTAGCTGTAAAAAGTTTAGTAGCGATTCATCTTCCCTAGTTTTTTCAGGGTCAGGGTCGCTTATAAATTGTTACGGCGATTTTACTTTCACAAATTCAACTGGGTCTGTTATAGGTAACGGACAGATTTCTATTATATTTAAAGGGACAGCTACACGATCTTTTTTCGTGACCCAAGCTAACTATAATGGTTGGTTTGATTTAGTAATAGTTAGAGACGGGGCAGTAATCAATATAAGTAACACCATGACTATTGATACAGTCTATGTGGAAAATGGTACTATTTCACTAGGAAATTATCCTAATGGCAATTATTTGTTTCCCTATAATACGTCTATTATCTATGCTACATTAGTAGCAAGGATGTTTAACTTAGGTTATGACTTATTTGGGTTGCAAACAAATCTACCAGCAAATTTAATCCTTGCGGGGTCTTCTAATACGTCAAGAACTAATGCAGGCAAATTAGGTATCACATCTACGTTTAGATGTTCATCTGCGGCTAATACTACAATAACTAATACTTATACTACCCCGGGATTCCCGGGGGAAAGTGGTATTTTATTTACAAGATTTTTCCCCTCGGGTTTTAGCCCAAGTATAGTATATTTTTATGGCGGTGGTAAAACTTATAATAGGGTGTATGTAACTACTGATGCTACTGCCTCTATTAATACTATAAGTATAACCGGGAACAATACTTTTCACTCGTTTGCGGATAACGCATATCCTGCTGTTCCCGGGCTTGCGTATGCTTCTGTTGAATTTGCTGCGGGGAGTACAACGACTGTACTTAGTCCGTCAACTGGTGAGCTTGGGACCACACCTACAAGTCCCTCTCAAATCACCGCTTTTAAAAGCGCCACCCCCGGGGTTCAAGCAAATTTAGATTTTGGTGGGTTTTTTGTTACCGTGTTTTCGGCGTCTTTTAAAGATATAAATCTTCTACCCAATTTTAGTTCGCCTACCCCATCCAGAATTATTGCCGCGTTGCTTAACGGTAACATAGATCTTGGAAATAATAGTTCTAATATACTGTTTATACAAAATTATGGGAATTTTTTAGAGTTACTTTAATCATGCCACTCAAAAAAGTCCTACCTAAACCCGGTGTCAATCGGGAAAATACTCGCTACACCAACGAACAAGGTTGGTACGTTAGCGATAAGGTGCGCTTTCGTCAGGGCACGCCCGAAAAGATTGGAGGGTGGGTACGGCTTAATAATTATACATACCTCGGGGTATGTCGTTCTCTCTTTAATTGGTTTGATCTTAACCAGAATAATTGGATCGCAGTAGGCACTAACTTAAAATACTATCTGACCCGTGGCACTCAATACTATGACATTACTCCGATTCGATTCGTTACCGCGCCGGGGACGGTTACTTTTGCTGCGGACACAGTAATCCCGTACAGCCAAGCCATCACGGTCACGTCCCCCTCTCACGGTGCGTTAATCAATGACTTTGTTACCTTCTCTGGGGCTGTCGGATTAGGAGGCAACATCACGGCAGCGGTGTTGAACCAAGAGTATCAAATCGCGGCTATCCTTAATTCTAACCAGTACGTTATCAACGCCAAAGACCCCGTTACTGGCGGGTTTGTAGATTCTGATTCTTTTGACACAGGTAACGGTGGAGTGGCTACAGTCGCCACCTATGAAATTAACACCGGTAGTGCAACGGCTACAGTGCCTAGTCCCTCTTCCTCTTCTTCATGGGGGCTCGGTACGTGGGGGTCGGGGCCTTGGGGCGGCGGATCAAACACAGTCTTATCACTGCGGGTTTGGAGCCAAGGCAACTTCGGTGAAGACTTAATATTTGGCCCACGAGGCGGGGCTATATATTATTGGGACGCTACGCTCGGCCCATCAGTACGAGGGGTCAATCTTGCTACAAAGCCCGGCGCTACTAATGTACCAATTATCCAAAATTATATTTTCGTCTCCGATATTTATCGGTTTGTATTTGCTCTTGGGGCTAACGACTATGCATCATCGATACAGAACCCGATGCTTATTCGTTGGTCTGACCAAGAAGATGCATTAAATTGGACGCCGGGGGCCACGACTCAAGCGGGAAGTTTACTTTTATCGCGGGGGTCAGAGATCATCACAGCAATTCAGTCTCGCCAAGAGGTGCTGATTTGGACTGATACCGCAATTTATTCTTTACAGTATCTTGGTGCTCCTGATATTTGGGGTGCACAGTTAATGAGTGACAACATATCGATAGCAAGCCAAAATGCGGTGGCTTATGCTAACGGTGTGTCGTACTGGATGGGCGTAGACAAGTTCTACAAGTATGACGGCCGCACTCAGACGCTTCGTTGTGATCTTCGACAGTACATCTTTCAAGACATCAACATTCTCCAAACCCCCCAAATTTTCGCTGGCACCAACGAGGGATTTAACGAAGTATGGTGGTTCTATTGCTCAGCAAATTCTAATCAGATTGACCGCTATGTTATCTATAACTATCTAGAGGACATCTGGTACTACGGCAACTTAGGACGCACCGCGTGGCTTGACTCTGGACTACAAGACTATCCGATTGCTGCTACGTACAGCTATAACCTCGTTGAGCATGAGAACGGCGTAGACGACGCTGAGACCACGACTACCGTGCCAATCGTGGCGACCATTGAGTCTTCAGAGTTTGATCTAGATGATGGGCATAACTTCATGTTCATCTGGCGGGTGCTGCCAGACTTGACTTTCCGAGGGTCTACTGCGGGCACACCAAGTGGCGTCCTGACACTACAGCCGATGGCTAATTCTGGTTCTGGTTACACGACGCCCGCTTCTGTCGGTGGTAATAACGCAAACACAGTTGTACGTACTGCAACTGTACCTATAGAAGCGTTTACCGGCCAAGTCTTCACGCGCGTGCGTGGGCGGCAGATGATAATGAAGTTTGAATCGACCGGGCTTGGAGTAAACTGGCAGCTCGGTTCAATGCGGCTTGACATGCGTAATGATGGAAGGCGGTAATGTCTGGATCCGTTCTCAAGGTACAGCCGCCAGCGCTACCACAGGCTACCCCTACTTATTTTGATGCATATCAAGATCAGCTTAATAACGTCCATCGCCTGTTCTACAATCGCCTTACGTCTTCGTTTAATGCGCTGGTTGATACAGAGGCTGGAGCGGGGAGTCTTTTCACGCCATACGGGGCGTACTCTCGGTTAACTGACTTTAATTTTGCGGCTGTTAACACCGCAACTGTCATCCCGTTGGTGGCTACTGACTTTGCTTCATTTACTTCTTTGTCTCCAAGTGGCGGTATTCAGGTCACCAAAAAGGGCATATACAACTATCAGTTTAGCGTTCAAGCAGTTAATACTAGTAGCCAAATACACACGCTCTGGTTATGGCTGCGGGTTAACGGGGTAGATGTCCCGAACAGTGCTAGTAAGTACAATATTATTTCCAGTCACGGTGGGAGCGACGGGTATGTTATTTGTGTTTGTAACGTATTCGTACAGTTAGCCGCTAGTGACTATGTTGAGCTTGTTGGAGCGGCGGATCAGATAGAACTAGGCGCATTGAATGGGATCTACTTCGAAGCGTATCCCGCACAGGTTGCCCCGTTCGTGATGCCTGCGGTACCATCTGTTATCTCAACCTTATCTTTTGTATCAAACTATCTGTAATGGACGGACTCGATCCCCAAGAGACTGAAGTAGTTTTAGGTATAGTTACCGCTTACTTTCGTAAAGTTGCAGGGTCTGAACAGGAAGCCGAGCGGATGCTGCAAGCGCTAGCGTCTGCTATACAGGAAGATGGAGCGAAGCTTGTCCACCTTGGCGACTATGTTTTCTTGATTCTGGTCCGCGCTAAAGGAGTGGTCGAAGTACACACGATGGGGGACACAAACAATCCCCGCACGTTGGCGCAAAGTCTCAAAGATTTAGCTGCATATCTGAAGAGCGTCGGGGTAACCACGGCGTATACCTATGCAGAGGATAAGAAATTTCTTAAACTTGCGAAGATGGTTAATCTTGACGTTGAGCAGTACAAGTCTTTTGTCAATGATAAGCCTGTTAACGTCTTCTTAGTGAAGCTCTAATGCCTGCCGCGCCATTAATTATTGCTTTTGCTGGTGCAAGTGGATTCACGGCTATTGCTGGTGCGGGGATCGCTTCGGCTATTGGTCTTGGCACGATTGGCACGGCTGCGGCTACTGCGATCGGTTCGGCTGCAATTGCTGGCGGGATGGCAGCAATTTCAGGCGGTAGCGTAAGTAATATCTTAAAGTCTGCGGTCGTTGGGGGGATTACATCTTATGTTGGGGCAAATATCGCCCAATCTGTGTCAAGTGACGTATTTTTCCAAGCCATCGCTAATGACGCATCTGGGAGTACCGCGCTTGCGATGGGCAATATTGCAGGGGCGCTAGCTTCTGGTGCGGCAGTCTCTGGTATCCAAGCTGTAGCTGCGGGCAAAGATCCTCTTCAGGCACTTTTAACGGGCGGGCTTACTGCCGGATTGACAGCGGGTATTGGCGAAGCTGTTAATGGCGCTCTCAAAGAAGCTGGGTTTACCGGTAATTTATCCGGGACTTTTGGCCGGGCTGTCAGCACAGCAATCGCTGCTGATATGCTTGGCCGGTCTGGATCTGAAGCCTTTAAAACAAGCCTTATCGGTGCGGCAGTTAATACTACCGCTAACTATTTATCTGGGCAGCTTACTGATAAAAGTCGGGACGTAAGATACGCTGCTAGTTCATTAACTAGTATTGAGTCCAAGATTAATAGCAACATTGCTGCGCGAGAAAACGTCATATCTCGGGATACTGATGAACGTAAAGATATTCAATCTTCGATAGATCGCCATAATCAATATATAGAATTTTATAATACTGAAGGAAGATACCGGGATTATTATGGGACTTGGGCGAATTCTATAAATAGACAAGCAGAATGGCTCCAAGAGTATATTGATAACTATACAAATGTATTGCGCCCAAGATGGCAAAACGAGTTGTCAACTCTCGTAACTGAATACAATCAATTAGGTGTTAGTTATAAAGAAGCAGAACAAGATGTCTATGAAGCGGTAGCTGCATATCAAACACAGGAACTCGCTAACGCTGCTAAAGTCACGGCTACTTTTGACACGATTAAAGAAATTCAAGAACTTTATAAAGAAGCTAAAGGCACGGATATTCCGGTTGAGCTTATTAGAGAGTATTTACCCGCTATTGATCCTGCTAAAAACGTTGCTAACGATCCGACGAGCATTAATGCGCTAGTTCAAGAAATTAATGTCCGTAAAGAAGTACCTGATTTTGATGAAGCCTCATATAGAGCAGCGATGGATCGATCGTGGGACCGTTCATTTAATCCGTATGCACATTTTTTAGAGACGGGAAAAGATCTTGATATACCAACTAATGCTGAAGATTTAGCAAAATACAACGAGCTTAAAAAAATTGCAGCGAACGAAGGCTATACATTAAAGCCTGAAGATATCAAGTTATATCGTGAGTTTGATAATCCGGATGCTGCCGCTGGTCTAACAGAACAATTTGACAAAAAAGGTTTATCGTGGACGGAGTTACGGGCAATCGAAGGAGAAGAGGGCAGCTACCTAACATATGATGAACAGAAAGCGCTCCTTAAAACGGGCGGGACGGAAGAAGAACTCGCGTCTAAAATCCGCGAGATACTTGATCCACGCGCTTTTTCTAGGACTGAGGCCAAACAAGCGTTAATTGAAGCTGGATTTGATCCAAAGTTAGCTGAGAGTGCCGCTTGGCGAGCCTCCGGCCCAGACGATAGCAAACTTGCTAAGGTTATTACTGAGTACACTTTTGACGCCGATGAAGTCTTAGCTATTGCGGCCAAGGAAGGTGCGACACTTACTCGCGAACAAGCTCAAGAGATAGCTGATAAAGCGGGTGCAGGATATGCCTATGAACTTGAACGTAAAATTACACCGAGCCTAGATGCCCTTGGTTTAACACTTGCTGAGGCTAAGAACGCCGCAGCGGCTGAGGGCTATACGTTAACTGATGAAGAATTTAAACAGTTTGCTGGCAAAGCTGGGTCTGAAGCCGACTTGGTAAAACAAATTCAGGACTACGCAGATCCTTTCTACACTACACTGGCTGAAGCCGAACAGGCTCTTATTGACGCTGGATTTGATCCAGCATTCGCTAAGTCGCGAGCTTTTTTCGCCGAAGGCGAGGGTGAAGGCAAAGTCCAAGAAACTGTTAACAAATACACCCTCGACGCCGATGAAGTCTTAGCTATTGCAGCCAAGGAAGGCGCGACACTTACTCGCGAGCAAGCTCAAGAGATAGCTGATAAAGCGGGTGCAGGATATGCCTATGAACTTGAACGTAAAATTACGCCGAACCTAGATGCCCTTGGTTTAACACTTGCTGAGGCTAAGAACGCCGCAGCGGCTGAGGGCTATACGTTAACTGATGAAGAATTTAAACAGTTTGCTGGCAAAGCTGGGTCTGAAGCTGACTTGGTAAAACAAATTCAGGACTACGCAGATCCTCTTTACACTACGCGAATTGAAGCCGAACAAGCTCTTCTTAATGCGGGTTTCTCTCCTGAATTTGCTAGGTCACAATCTTATTCCGCCTACGGCGCGGGTGAAGGCAAAGTCCAAGAAACTGTTAACAAATACACCCTCGACGCCGATGAAGTCTTAGCTATTGCAGCCAAGGAAGGCACGACACTTACCCGTGAACAAGCTCAAGAAATAGCTGATAAAGCGGGCGTCGGGTATGCCTATGAACTTGAACGCGGGATTACGCCTGATCTCGACGCTCTTGGTTTGACGTTTGCGGAAGCCGCGAATATAGCCGCAGAAGAAGGCTATACGCTTACTGATAAAGATTTTGAACGGTTTAAAGGACAAGCCGGGTCAGAGGCTGAGCTATTTAACCAAGTTCGTACGTATGCTGACGAAAAATACACAACACAGGACGAAGCTAAACAACTTCTTTTAGATGCTGGACTATCAGAAAAACAAGCTGAAGAGGAAGCTTGGTTTGCATCAGGCGCGGGCGATCGTACTGCTGCGGTTAAACAAGTTTCTGATCGGTATATTGTTGATCAAGAAGGGGGTATCTCTATCCCGATCCTGTCTTTAGACGCGCAAGAAGCTGCGAAACGGTTAACTGATATTCAGGCGGTTGCTGTACAAGAAGGCGTTAAGCTCTCGGAGGCTGATCTAAGTAAATATTTACAGTCGGGTGACAGTATTGAGAATATACAACAAGAACTAGATGCGTCGAAGTTAACGCGAGGAGAATTGCAGGGTATTGCGGATCGCCACGGGTATACATTAACTGACGAAGATGTTACAAGATTTGCTAACACTGGCGAGATGTACGTAGATTCGTATTTTGATGATGCTGTAACGACCGCTGATGAGATGCGGGACTATGCAGCTACGCTCGTGCCCGAAGGATTTGAGTTATCCGATACTGAGATCCAACAACTAGGCAGTGGAGACGAAGCTACTGTTCGCAGTCGCCTAGAAAGCTACGTCGATCAAAATTATATTGATGAAGCTGAGCTACGTGCGGAAGCCCAAAAGTATGGCTATACGTTATCTGACGAAGATATCGAAAATTATGTCGGGCGTGGGGGCGAATCTGCGGTACTTGGACAGGCTAGTGCTGATTTTGACCGTCAGACCGTTGATCGTGCTGAACTTGAAGCGCGGGCTAAAGCTGAAGGCTATACGCTAACTGACGCAGATATCGCTCGGTTTACTGGACAGCGGGATGAAGTCGATACGCTTGATCTTGCTCAAGACTATTTTGACGATCACTACATAACGCGTACTGAGCTTCAAGATATTGCAAAACAAGAGGGGCGTACATTAACTACTGCTGATTACAGCGCGTATAGTGGTAAAGTTGATGACCAAGATGCAGTGTTAGCGCAGGCTTACGCTAAGTTTTCTGACCCAAACATTGTTGATCTTGACGAGTTGCAAGCGCTTGCAAATCAAGAAGGCTACACATTAACCCCTGAAGATATCGCGGCTTATACCGGGCGACGTAATGAAGCTGAAACCCTGAAGGGCGTGCAGGGTACATTCGCTGCAAAGGGGGTATCAGATGCTGAGTTAGAAAAACTTCGCTGGACGTACTATGATCCTGATATGACCCGCGAAGAGGCGCTAACGCTTACTACACAATACACTGACTATCTTGCAAAATTGCCCGATGCCGATACTGTTGATTACGGCGAAGCAAAGGCTATTGCTGATTCTGTTAAAGCTAGAACTGGCTATGTGTTCTCTGATCAAGAGATCCGTAGTTTTATGGGGGTGGCTCCAGAGTCGGGTCTTTTACAGCGGATGACCGACTATACGGATCCGCGTTATATTGATATTACTGAAGCGCGTGCTGCTGCGAACGCTGAAGGCTGGTACCCCACGGACGATCAGCTTCGGTCGATGGGGTATGTTGGAAAGCAGGACGAAGCTACGTATCTGCCGCAGTACAAGACTGAATTCGATCGACGGGCTTTATCGATCCCCGAAGTTAAGGCAGAGGCTGCGAACTATGGCTATACGTTGACCGATACTGATGCGACAAATTTAAAGTCCGCGCTTGAGACTACAACGCCTGATAAAACTCTTGGCTACGTAGAAAATAATTATTTGCCCGCCGTTCTCGATGCGCAAACTGTTACAGCGGATGAGATTCGGAGCGCATTTGAGTCGTACGGCTACGAGCCGACCGATGATGAAGTGGCGGCTATCCAGAAAAACTTTATCCCGCCTACTATCAGCCAGCTTACAACAGCGGCTAAGAATCCATACGGGACTTATAACCTTCTTAATCGCGGCGCGGATTATTACGCGTTAGGTAATACCCAAGACCCAACCAAGCCTCAGGGCGTATTTGGTTACATTGACTCTACTCGAATCGACAACGATGAAGTCAAGCAGTGGGCGCTAGATCAGGGGTATGACGCAGCAACGGCTGCGGCAGTTGCGGCTAGTTTTCAGCCAATTAGCCAGCCCGGAGTTAATCTTGAAGGAACTGTTGGGGCACAGCTTCAGCAGGAGTTTGATCGCAACGCTGTGTCAAGCTCAGAGGCAATCGACGAATTAATAAAAGCAGGTGTTCCTGTTGACCAAATTTTAAGTGGTGAGACCGCTAAATTTACAGGTGTAGGCGACGAGGCTACCAAACTACAAGCTGTGCAGGATTATGTTGACAAGGTAATTGTTACACCGGATGAAGTTCGCGAACAGCTTATTGCGCAAGGTGTCCCCGCTTCTGCAATCACCGATGAAATGGTCACGCCGTTCGTCCGTTCTGATTATATTCAGCGGACAACTACTACAGATCCTTATACCGGCTATAGCTTTACTAAAGTTTCAAACCCAACACCGCGTGAAGATGCGATATTTTCCAGCATTAACACGCAGTATGACCCGCTATATACAAACGCCGATGAGGCCGAGCAAGCGTTTAAAGCGGCTGGTTATACCCCGACTCCCGAGGAAATCGCGCAGTTTGTTGGCAGTGGCGGGGAAGATATCCGCCTCAATCAACTGAAGAGTTATGTTGACGCAAACACGCTTGATTTGACTGAGCTTCAAGAACTTGCGGGCAAAGAGAACTACACAATTACTCCAGAAGATATTGCTCGGTTTGTTGGGCAAGGTAAAGAATCAGATCTGACTTCGCAAGCGTCCAGATACTTTGATGACTCTTCCGTATCAATTGACGAAGCACGAGCTATTTTTTCTGAACTTGGTTATGAACCGTCTAACCAAGAACTTGCGGAATTCGTCGGCCGTGCGGATGAAGCTGGCTTAGCGGGGCGTATCGAGAAATTTGTTGACCCACTTATGGTTGACGCGGATGAACTCCGCGCTAAAGCAGCGGAATATGGGTACACGCTGACCCCTGAAGACATCGCTCGATACTCTGGTGTGGGTAGCGAAGTAGACGTATTGGATCGGGTTGGCGAGATCTTCTATGACGCGACACAAAAGAAGCCGCCCCTTGCAGACGTGACTGATAGCATCTTCAAGCCTGAAGACACATCGCAGCCGCCTCCTCCACCTGAGGATGAACCTGATCTTCTTGCAGACGTGACTGATAGCATCTTCAAGCCGACAGACACAACGCAGCCGCCTCCCCCGCCTGAGACTCGGCCTGATCTTCTTGCGGATGTGACCGAAAGCATTTTCAAGCCGACAGACACGTCGCAGCAGCCGCCTCCCCCGTCTGACTCAAATTTACCTGTGGTTGCGGATCAGCCGCTAGATATTTCACAGGTTGCGCCCGACGTATCGACTGCGGTTAGTAACGCCCCCTCATCTGGTACTCTGCTGGCGGATCTTCCTGATTTCGACGTAGATGTTGGTGATCTGTCGGGGGTTCTCGGTGGACTTACTTCTACTGTTCCGGGTGGGCTATCAACTGATGAGCTTGATGTTGCATTGTCGGATCTGATTGCACCACCTCCACCTCCTCCGCCCCCACCTCCGCAAGATATGAACTTGACTGGTGGAGATACTGGAGCAGTTGATCAGGTGGTTTCAGATCTGACTGGTGGAGATACTGGAGCAGTTGATCAGGTGGTTTCAGACCTGACTGGTGGGGATACTGGAGCAGTTGATCAGGTGGTTTCAGACCTGACTGGTGGTGATACTGGAGCAGTTGATCAGGTGGTTTCAGACCTGACTGGTGGAGATACTGGAGCAGTTGATCAGGTGGTTTCAGACCTGACTGGTGGGGATACTGGAGCAGTTGATCAG